GAAAACCGCGAGAAGATGGACGAGGGGGTGGAGTTGCTTGCCGACAACTTCAAAGCGATTTACTTGAAGAACGGAACGCAGGTAGTCCACTCGGCTATCCAAGAAGTTTACAACAAGATCGCAGATACTAACCTCGCCGCGTTCAAGACTGAATACCAGAACGATCCACCAATCGAATCAGGTCCGCAAGGCAGTGGTTTAACCTCGTTCATAGTGACTTCGCGGATCGGCGATTACGGCCAAGGCGAAGCACCAGAAACAACCCGCGTTCGAACGGTAGCAATCGACTTAGGCAACTACAAATCACACTGGGTTGATGTAGCTTGGGAAGGTAACGCAGTCGGATCGATAGTTGACTACGGCATTCTGAAAACGTTTGGCATTGATGCACGCAGCGACAATAAAGCAATCGAACTGGCTTTGCTCGACATGCTGGATCGCTGTGCCGATGAAGTCGTTAAAGAAATTAACCCAATCATCTGCTTGATTGACTCGGGAAGCGGCAAGGGGCACACGGCAGCGGTGTATGAGTTCTGCCGTCGTCGAGGTCGTCCGTTCTTTGCTTCTAAAGGTTGGGCTTCATCACGCTTTCGAATGCCAGCGAGAGAACCAAACGTAAAAGAACCGTTCTTGGAAACTTGGGCACACAACCTAGTTTCGGATCGCGTCTGGCTTTACAACGTTCATACCGAGTGGTGGAAACCCTGGGTGCATTCTCGCTTCCTAACTGATCCGTATTTAGAAGACGGAACACGCAACGCTGGTTCATTAGTGCTCTACGACCCGAACGGCGTTCGAAACCAACACAACCTTTTCGCGAATCACGTCATTGCGGAAGAAGAACAGACACTAAACGGCAAAACGACATGGGAGCAGAAGAGCAGCGAAAACCATTACTTGGATGCTTTGGCGCTAGCTTGTGCGGGAGCTGGTAGCGTTGGGGTTAAGCTGATTGAACATTACAAAGCAGAGGCTAAGCAGCCAGCGAAGCAACCACGCCAAACGTTTGTGAATCAATATGGACAACCATTTTTAGCTACGGAGAGACAATGACTCAACTGCCCTTAATGCAAAGCCCAACGGCGGTGGTTTCTCGGAAGGATGTTTTCGTGAAATCGATCAAGATACCCGTTCTCGAGAACACCTTTGAAGGGTACTTTTCCAGCAGGGTTGACTTGAAACTGACGTACGAGCAAACGCAAACGCTTAAGGCTGTGTTGTTTGGTTTGCAGTCAAAGTATACGAAACTCGCAAACGGAAAAGAGATCGCCAACGGGGGAGACGCAATTAAGTGGATACTTGAAGAGATGACAGTTCGGAAAAACGGATAATCCGAAAACGATAAAAAATCGAGTTGCTGATTCTACCATGCACGCATGGCAGCAACTATCGACGAAGTAATCGATGCACTTCTTGACAACGCGGACTTTGAAGCGGCTCGTTCCGTTTCGAAGGCTAATGCGTTCGCAACTGCTGCAACTCGTTATTTTATCTTGACTCCGCAGAGCCAGTCCGACCAAGGCTCATCGATGGCAATCAGCGTTGCCCAGATTGAGAACTTGCTAAATCGTGCTCGCAACTTCATTGCAGCCAACCAAACGCCAACCAGTGCCGTTCGGTTTATTTCTGTTAGTGGAGATTTCCGCTAATGGCTAAGAAGAAGCAAACGCTTCAATCGACGTTCGACGCGATTCGCGCCGACTACGATATGAGTCGCGCAAGTCGCTTCGTTCGTAAGCGTTCTGGTGTTGCACCACAAGGCAGCGGAGCGGATTACCACTATCGCACTGAGGCCCAATACTATCGCGACATTGAGCAAGCTCGCGACATGGACCGAAACGATGCTGTGATAGGCATCCTCGCTGACCGTCGAGTCGATAACATTGTGCAAAGCGGTTTCAAGCTCGACCCGAAGACTGGCGATAAGGGTTTAGACCTAGAGCTGTGGAACCGATGGCAGGACTTTGCAAACGACCCTGACCAATGCGACATTGCAGGCGAATGCACTTGGTCAGAGATTGAGCGGCATTGCGCGAGGTCTGAGTCAATCGATGGCGACATCGTTGTAACTGGAACGGCAGAAGGCTCTTTCCAGGTTTTAGAGTCGCATTCAATCCAGACGAAAACAAAGGTTGCCGATACTTTTCTTGGCATGACGACTGACCGATACGGCAGACGTTTGCAGTACCACGTACTCGAAGAGCTGAACGAGTTTGGGACTAAGGGCGACTCAACACCAATTGACGTTCGTGACGAAAACGGGCGTCGCCAAGTGTTTCACGTTTACAATCCAAAGCGTGTTTTGCAGACTCGCGGCGTTACTCAATTAGCACCAGTTTTTAACTACGCTGGGATGCTTGAAGACATTAACTTTGCCAAGCTAGTCCAGCAACAAGTTGTGTCATGCTTCGCGATCTTCCGAAAGATGGCAAGCGGTGGAAGCAACCTTCCGGGCACGGCAAGTTACGGTGAATCATCTATCGAAACCACAGCAGCCGGAACGCGACAGATTGAGGGCGTATCGCCAGGAATGGAAATCATTGGGCAACCAGGAGAAGAGTTGCAAGGGTTTTCGCCAAACGTACCGAACAGCGAATACTTTCAGCAAGTCAAGCTGATTATGCAAGTGCTTGGCGTCAATTTCGGTTTGCCTCTTTGCTTGGTCTTAATGGATGGCAGCGAGACGAACTTTAGCGGTTGGCGTGGTGCTGTAGATGAAGCCCGCAAAGGGTTTGTTGCCGATCAACTCAACTTGGTTCGCAGACTGCACAAGCCTGGATACGAATGGTGGTTGTCGCGTTTGATTGAAGAAGACAGCGAGATTAGAGCGTACCAAGACAAGCCGAAAATAAAGCTGTTCAACCACAACTGGAATCTTCCAACGTGGTCTTACATCGAGCCAGTTGCCGATGCGGAGGGCGATGCTACGCAACTTCGAAACGCACTGACAAGCCCGCGCAGGCTACACAATGCACGCGGTGGAGATTGGGAAGAGACAGCCGACGAGATCATTGAGGACAACGCATACGCAATTGAGAAGGCAGCAGCAAAGGCAACTGAGTTCAACGCAGCCAATCCAACAAGCCCGCCATTGAGTTGGAGAGACTTGATTCCGTTAGTAATGCCAGCAGGCCAGACGATTGCATTGCAAGATCCTGCGATGCTTGAAGCACAGGCGGCGGCAACTGAAAAGGAATCGGTTGCTGCGGGGGCGGAAATGGTTGGAGTTAGGCGAAGCGACTGGAAGAACTTACGCAAAGCGGTTAATGACATCCTACAGGAAATGATTGCGAAAACAATCAGCGAACAAAGGGCACGGATGGAACTTGACTCCCTTGGTATCCCACCGCAAAAAATTGATGCGTACATTGCGGACGCTTTAGACGGAACGATAGACGATCTGGAGGTGCTGCAAGATGTCTAACGAAATCACAATCGGAGAGATCGGAAGCGAAGGAACAACCGCAACGGCTGTTCGTCAATTCCTCGCCCAATGCGATCCAATGAAGCCTGTTGTAGTTCGCATCCACAGTGAAGGCGGCGAAGTCTTTGAAGGCTTCGCAATGTACGACGCATTTAAAAGCTACCAAGGGCCGAAGCGGTGCGTGATTGAGTCAGCAGCGTTTTCGATTGCCTCCTATGTTGCGATGGCATTCGACCAAGTTGACATTGCCAGCAACGGTTACTTAATGATTCACAATCCTTGGTCAGTGACTGAGGGAGACGACGCAGAGCACGCAAAAAACGCCATGCTGCTTGCGAAGCTTAAAGAGTCGATGGTGGGTGCATACACCGAAAAGACTGGCAAGAGTGCCGACGAGATTTTAAGCGTGATGAAGTCGGAGACGTTCTTCAATGCTCAGGAGGCTTTAGCTTTCGGGCTTGTCAACTCAATTGCAAATCAACCAGTGCGAGCTACACCGTTCGCACGAAAGAAAGACATGCCGCAGCGTGTGTTTGCTTCGTTGTTCGAGGCGGACGTTGCTGGCAACAAGGAACCGCTACAAAGGAAAAAAACTATGAGCGATTCACAACCCGTTGCCGCGACGATTCAAGAAATCAAGCGAGCATTCCCGAAGGCGAAAGCCGAATTCATCGTTAAGTGCATGGAGCAGCAAATGCCTATGCCGCAAGTTGCTGCTACAGCGATGGAAGAAACGATGTCGGAAAACGAAACGCTGATGGCTCGCATCAACGCTCTCGAAACCGAGATGGCAGCGATGAAGGCCAAGGCGATGGAAGTGGAAGTTGAACCAGAAGAAGTGATGCCAGCAGCCAAAGCGGAAGAAGTCGCACCAGCTGCTAAAGCGAAGTCTGGCGTTGCTCCAGTCGCTAAGGCAAAGGCCGCTGGAACTGTTTCAGCCAAAGCCAAGTGGAATCAGTTGATCCAAGCAAAGGTTTCGACCGGCGTACCACAAAACAAGGCAGTTCTATTTGTCAACAAAGAAAACCCAGGATTGCGTGAGCAAATGCTGGCAGAAGTAAACGGCTAAGCGTTTACCAACAATTCCATTCACGCAACTTTTGAAAAGGAAAAACAAACATGAGTCAATACGTTGATTCGAACACAAAGGCATTCACAGCCGCCGGAACAATTAAGCAATACGCCAGAGTAACGCTTGGCAGCGGTGGCACGATTACCGAGGCCGGTTTAGCAGTCAAGGAAATCGGAACAGCAATGCAGCCAGCGGTAAGTGGCGACACGATTGCCGTCAAGCTTCGTTCAGGAGCAGGGACGCACAAGATGATTGCTAAGGAAGCTCTTGCAATCGGTGCGACAGTTTACACCGAAGCAGACGGCAAGGTACAAGACACTGCCGAAACTACTGCTTTCCAAGTCGGTACAGCTCTCGAAGCTGCAACCGCTGAAAACGACATTATCGAGGTAATGTACAACGCACACGGCGACACCGCTGCGTAACCAAACCCCAGGCGTGACTCGGGTGGCGTTGGAGTAGCTACCAATTAAGCCCAGTCACTTTTATATTTCAGTTCTGCTTTGCCTGGGGAAAAGGTAAAGCAAAATGCCAAATCCAGCAACAAGTTTAGCGACACTCAGACCAGATCTAGCAGCCAGCTTTGAGGCATTCGACCTCGAAGCTGAGAAAGCCGGCTACATCGCACGGAAGGTTTTGCCGACCGTCGACGTAGCTTCGCAAGCCGGTAACTTCGGCAAGATTCCACTTGAGCAACTTTTGCAGCAACGCGATACAAAGCGTGCTCCAGGTAGCGGGTACTCTCGCGGTAATTTCACTTTCGACGACGCAACATACGCTTGCGAAGAGAACGGCGCTGAAGAACCAATCGACGATCGCGAAGCGAAAATGTACGCGGAGTACTTTGATGCCGAGACAGTTGCCTCGCGGAGAGCCTACAACGCAGTTTTGCGAAATGCTGAAAAGCGAGTTGCAGACGCAATTTTTAACACTTCCACTTGGACTGGCTCAGCACTAACGACTGACGTTTCAAGCGTTCCTTGGGCGACAATCGCAACTGCTAAGCCTTTGACTAACGTTGAAGCTGCAGTCCAGAAAGTCTACGACGGTTCCGGTCTTTGGCCGAATGCGTTGGTCATCAACAAGAAGGTTTTCCGTAATCTTCGCAACACGCCAGAAGTCATCGACCGAATCGCATCAAGCGGTGCGGGGGATCGCAACTTGGCGAGCGATGTAACGCTTCAAATGCTCGCACAAGCGTTTGACTTGGATTATGTCATTGTTGCTGGCGGAAGCCTTAACAGTGCCAAAGAAGGTCAGGCAGCAAGCGTTGGTCAAATCTGGTCGAGCACTTACGCAATGGTTTGCAAAGTCGCTGTTAGTTCGGATTTCCGTGAACCATGCATTGGCCGAACGTTTCATTGGGGCGCTGATGGTTCAAGCATCGACGGATCGATTGAAAGCTACCGGGACGAAGTTGTACGAGCAAACGTCATTCGTGTTCGACACGATGTTGACGAAGTTGTTTTGTACGCTCAAGCCGGTCACTTGCTAAAGATCGCCTAATGCCAACACGATTCGCACAGCAATTCAAACGGACTGGCGTACCAAACTTGGTGCGTCAGTTTGGCGAAACTATCGAATACTACCCCAGCGGTTCGCAGGGTAGATCGGTGTCCGCAATTGTTGTGCGTGATCCTGTTGCGATATTAGCCGAAATTGGCGAAGTGCTAACACAAGCCTTGATTATCCGAGTTGCGAACAATGCCACAGATGGTATTGATGCAACTCGGATTGACACCGGGACAGATAGAGTCGAAGTGGCTTTGATCGCAGACGGTGAAAAAGAGATGCGTTCAATTGTTCGCGTCTTGTCCGATGCAAATGGTTTCCTTCGTTTCCTGGTTCAGTAATGCCAACGACAGTCATCGAATCAATCGCAAAAGAGATCGTGCGACGTAGCGAGCGGATAACTATCGACAATGGTTACACGTTCGATGCCGCAGGGGTCGTGCGTCCTGATCGACTTGGCGTAGAGGTGAATCCTGTCGATGCGTTGGTTGTCGTCAAGCAAGGCGACTCGGTAAAGAACGATGAGCTTAGCTATCCAGGTAATCCGCCTGCGGTCGCTTACGACGTTCTATTCGAAATCGAATGCTTTGTCCGGCTTAGCGATCACGCTTGCAACGACTACCAAGAAATCCAAAGTGATCGCGGAGCACAGATTGTAAAAGCAATCACGAGCGAAGCGACAGACCCAGGAGCTTGGTACACGTTCGAAGGCAAGTCGATCAACACGGAGTTTGGCGACATCAAGAACTTCGAGACCAGCGAAGGCAATCACAACGGGGTTACGGTGGCGATGACAGTCACCTACCGGCACGACGAAAACAACCCATACAACGCGAGGTCGTAATGCTAAAAGTAACGTTCGACCAAGCGTCATTGACCAAGCTAACCAACACGCTCAAAGACGAAGCAAAAAGCATTGGGCGCGAGATTGCAACGGCGATCAATGCGACTTCGAAAAAGTGCTCAATCCTTGCAAGCCGAGAACTCAAAAAAGAAATCAAAGTGCCAGTGAAGATCCTGAAAAAAGCGGTCAAGCCAGGCATTAAAGCAAATCCGAAGAACCTGGCAACGACAGTCACACTTGGCAAAGGCTACGCAATTCCCTTGAAGTATTTCCTGGGCAAGATCAAGCCAAGACTAACCAAGAAGCAACGAGCGTCGGTCGGCCAAGGCTTCATCGTAACCAAGTACAAGCAACACGTTTTCAAGCGTGCAACAAACAAACGCGGACCGCTAGTTCGGCAAGACGGACCAGCACCGGGAGACGCTTTCGAGCGTGCAGGAATTGCAAAGCTGACTGAGAAGACAGCACGTGAAGAACTGCCAAAGCAAGTCGAGCGGCGAATTAGATTTTGGGAATTGAAACTAGCCGGAAAATTACGCGGAAACCAAAAGTAAAGGGTATCAAGTGACATTACTAAAACGAAAACGAGTCCTTGCGGCTAAGATCGAAACGACGGTTGGAACCGCAATTTCTCTGACTGGTTCAGACGCGTCGTTCAATGCTTACGACATCATGATCCAGCCGGAGATCGAGGTTGAATCGCGAGAAGGAAACGGCGGTTTCGGGATGCTGGCCAGCGTTGTGGGTGGCTACAAAGGACGAGCAACGTTCAAGATTGACGCAGGCTGGGACGGGACAGCAACCGAACCAAGCTGGGCTGATACGTTCCTTCCGGCGTGCGGACTAGTCAAGTCAAGCCAAGTATTCACACCACGAAGCGAAGCGCCAGGCACGAACGTCAAGACGCTTACAATTGGTGCGTTTATCGACGGCGTTTTCAAATCTATTTGCGGTGCCGTTGGGAACTTCAAATTTGTTTGCCCAACTGGTCGAATGGCTTATTTTGAATTTGATTTCCAAGGTATTTGGGTGCCACCAACAGACGTTGCAATTCTTGCTCCGACGTATCCAACCGCCTTGCCACTGCGATACGCAAGCAGCACGACGACATTCGCTTCAACGGCGTTGTGTTTAGAAAACATAACGCTTGATTGCGGCAACGAGATCACGTATCGAGAGTGTGCGTCTACTGTTGGTGGATACCATTCAGCGATCATTACCGCTCGCAATCCAAAAGTAACTGGCAACCCTGAAGCCAAGCTTATTGCTACACGAGATCCAAACGGCCAATTCCTTGCGATGACTGAAGGTGTCCTCACTTGGGATTTATACGGGCCAACAAATTCGGTACTGACAACAGCAGCTCCAAAAGCGCAGATCGTCAAGGTAACTGAAGGCGACCGAAACAAGTTAGTTACCGACGAGATCGAATGGCAATTAAATCGAAACGGTTCGACTGCTGACCAAGAATTTTCCATGACCTTTACCGCTGCAAGCTAACCTATGCCATTGTTTCTAGAACCAGATCAAAAGTTTCCGGTTGTGCTTGACTCGGATAAAGACAAGCCAGCCGAGACACGTCCAACGTTTTTCGCTAAGTCGCAATCGATGCGAAGCCAACTTGCGTTGTCGACTGCAATGGACGAAGCATTGGCATTGCCGACAGCAAAAGAGATATTCGACGCAACATGCATTCTTGTTTCCGACAACCTGACGGGTTGGAAAAACATGGGTGCGTACACGTTTGGTAGCGACATCAAAGAGTTTCTGTCGCACGGCGAGGCGAGAGAGTTGTTGGGCAAGATCCTATCAAATCAGCACGTCACGCCAGAAGAAAAAAAAAGCTCCGAATCGCAGCCTTAATTCGTAACGGAAAGCTTTGTCGATCCTGCACGAATCACGAATGTCGCGACCTTGGAACTGAACAAGAACCGATTGAAATTGAATGTGTTACCTGCGGGGGAAGCGGATGCGCGAATTGCAATCAAGGGTTAGTCAAAATAGTCGGGTGCCCCAATCAAGCTTGTTCGGGTGTTGCGTCAGTGTGTCAGCTAATCGATTTGTTCGACAAGGGACTTCCACCCATAGCGGGCGGTGCTCTCGACCAATCTGCTTCGTTCCTCGCGGCGGTCTCAATTCTGCACAACGAAGAATCAAGGATTAAAAACGAGCAATGAGCGAATCGGTAAAGATCCTGATTGAAGCGGAAAACAAAGCCACTAAGGTTATCGATGACACTGCCAAGCAAATCGATGATCGCATCAAGCTTATCAAGACCAGCGGAGAACAGGCTAAAAAGTCCACTGAGTTTTTTGGGACGATAGCCAATACGTTGGGCGGTTCTCAACTTGGCGCGTTTGCAAGCCAGCTTGCTGGACTCACTGAGAAGACTAGCCAATTTGCGGAAGTTCAAAAGCTTGGCGGTGCTGGTGCACTAGCGTTCAAAGCTGGTTTGGCTGCTGCTGTTGGAACGATTGCGTTCCAAGTTGGTGCAGCACTTGGCAACGTTATCTTTCAAACTGAGAAGTGGACTAAGTCGCTACAGACGGCAAACGATGCTGCAAGGGAACTTGCAAACGATGCTGCAAAATTGCAGGCTGTTCGATTTAGCGAAAACAAAGAAGATGTCGAGTTGATTCGCGATCCAGAACAAAAAAGAGAAGCGTACCAAGGTTTACTTGATGACTTAAGAAAGAACTTGATTGGCGTTGAAGCCGACGTGAAAAGAGGCAAAAAAGAAGTTGCCGAATGGGACGCTGCATGGTTTAAGACAGGCAATCGCGCAGCATTTGCAGATCAAGCAAAAGCTAAACTTGACGACGACAAGGCACGCTTAAAAGTATTGAGCGATCAGCGATTGGAGATTGAAAAAGTTCTTGGTAGTCGTGCAAAAGAAAATGCAGAACTAGCCCGGTCCGGTCCTTTAATGGAGTCGCTGCAAAATGAATTAGCAATGATTGCTGCAACTCAATCAGACATTGCCAAGAAAGGGATTTTTGCCGGAGAAAATGCTGGCCGCGATGCTTTGAAGGAAGAAATAAAACTTCTTGAAGAACGTAAGAACATTGCTGGATTGGAAGAGAAGGCCAAGCAAGGCATGCTCGGTGCGGCCGCTGCGGAAACGACTGAACTGATGATTCAAGTCGAGCTTGCAAAAAAGAAAGCTGAATTAGCAAAAGAAGAGGTTGCGCAGAAAACTAAGTCACGTGGTTTCATTGATTCGCTTCAAAAAGAACTTGCGACAGCAGAAGCAGCAAGGCGTGACGCATCACAATCAAGAACAAACTTTACTGGGCCTGATGCTAATCTTAAGTCACTGGCGGAAGAGATAAAGCTACTTGAGCAAAAGAAGAACATTGAAAGCCTGACTCAAAAAGCAAAGCTAGGAACCGTTGACGCAGATCAAGGAGAAGCGGAAGCGTTGCTACTGCAAATTTCCCTGACGCAAAAAAAGATGGAACTTGGGAATGCAGAGCAAGAACAAGCAAAGCGAATTGCCGATTTAAAAGCGTCGGAACTGCAAAAGATTGAAGAGCAAACAATCCTTTTAACTAAAGGCAAGGCGGCTGCTTTTGCGTTTAATTTAGAAAAGCAAGGATTGTCTAAGCAAGACGCTGCCGACATCGCAAGCAAGCAAGTAAAGCAGATAGACAGGCCTATCTTGCAAGGTCTTGAGTCGAGACTGCGAACGAGGGGAGATAACGAAGATCCAGCTAAGCAGGTTGCAGCAAACACCGCTTTGGCAGTCGAGGAACTTAGAGCACTTAACAAACGGCTCATGGACGAACGCAAGTACAACACGACGATTAAGGTGCTGCGATGACTATCAACAGCGTAGACGAAGCCTGGAGCCGTCGTGATAGTGGCGATGCATCACAGGACGGTTTAACGTTCAACTTCACAGCGTCCGAAGGCTATCAAGTCGTACACAGCTACGATGCGACAGAACTAGAGATACTCAACGACTCACGAATACCGCAACTCGGCAGGCGATACGCTGGAACGTATGCGGTTTGCAAAAGTCGCAAAGTCAGTAAAGTCGGCATCATCATGTCGATTGTTGCATGCGAGTATGAGGGCGAATACGGACGAACACCAGACGACAACCCTTTAAACAAACCAGTTGAATATGAGTGGGGGCAATCGTCGTCTACTGAGGCTATCGATAGCGATGTGCGAGGCAGGCCAATTGTTACGGCTAACGGCGAACAGATTACCGGCCAAACAATGGAGATTTGCGACAGCGTTTTAACGATGCGCAAGAACTTTGCTGTTTTCACGCCTTGGTTACAGCAAGTCTATTTGCACTCAGTCAACTCCGACGTGTTTGCAAACTGGGCACCTGGAACTGGCAAGATGAAATCACTGACTGCAAAAGAAATGAAGTGGGGCGACTTCAGCTACTTCGAAGTTAATTCAACGGTGCAGTTTAGATACCCGTACAACACAACACCAGCTAGGGCGTGGTGGGGCCGATCACGTCACGAGGGATTTTACGAGCGACTTGGGCCAGAAGTATCTTTTAGCGGGGGAGGTGGCACTGGAGCCGCAGCAGTAGCCTACGCAACTCCAGCGGGCGTATTGACTGGCATATTTGTCACTAACGGCGGTACCGGATACACGAGCAACCCAACGGTTAGCGTATCGACTGGGAGCGGTGCAACGTTTAGCGTAACTCGGTCTAGTGAAAGCGTGCTTGGCGTTGCTGTCACTGGCGGCGGAACTGGTTACAAGGTGCGTATCGTTCGAGCGACCGACACTAACGGCGAGCCAATGACCAAACCAGTCTTACTAAAAGCCAACGGATTCCGCGAAACCAATCCAGCAAACGCAGTCTGGATCGAGACTGAAAAGTACATTCCGCTACCATACTCAACTTTAGGATTCAACTGATGGCAAACGAAATAACAGTGACGAGCGGTATTCGTGTCCTCAATGGCAGCATGGATTTTTCCCAACCTGCAAAGTCCACATCGTACAACCAAGCGGCAATCGGCGGACCTACTCCCGGTGCAATCGTTGTAGGGACTTCTGAGGAGTCAACTGCATTTCCAGAACTGACGACGGAAGGTTGGTTGTGGATGCAAAACCTAGACCCGACCAACTACGTTCAGTGGGGATTTTCGACGGGTGTCTACGGTGGACGGTTAAAGGCTGGTGAAACCGCTGGACCGTTTCGAATGGAACCAGCGTTGACACTCTACCTCAAAGCTAATACCGCAGCGTGCAAAGTCCTCGTCTATGGCTTTGAGGATTAAACGCAGTGGCTGAGCAGCTCGTAGTATCAGTATTCGACGAACCAACCGCAAAAGATGTGCTTGAAACGATCAAGGCACTAAAGGCTAGCGGCTTGCTTAATCCGAATAACGACGAGGGATTAAAGCAAGGCTTAACGGGTCAGCAAGTCTACAACACGCCGATACCGACGTTAGTCTACAACGACAGCGGCGTCACGATACCAGCGTATGGCCTAATGCAAATGACGACAACGCTTGACGAGGACGGTCGCAACTACGTCAAGGTTAAACGGCCAATCGATTCGACTTTGCTGCGATGTCCTCTGCTAATCAACGGACCAACGGAGATTGCAATAGCCGGCTACGGTTGTGCTCAACCTGGGCCTGTCTACCGATTGCTACACGATGGCGGGACGTATGTTGCTGGTGATAGACTCGGAGCAAAGACAAGCACTTTCACGGCAACTTATGGGGCGTTGTTCGCGGTGCTTGGTGCTGATGCAATCGATACGAATATTGTGCGGGTGATGTTTGATACAAGTGCGTTTAAAGGGCGGACGAAAAGCGTTGCTTTGGTTGTTGGAGTTCCAGCTAATGTTTACTTTATGGATGCGTCTGGAACTGTCACGAGTCGCGAATACTTAGCCGAGACCGACGTGGCTAACATTCCAGCCAATACAGACATTTGGCTTTTCCCAATGTACGGCAGGCTAGTTGCGGCAAAGGTGTGTTGATATGGGCGGTATTGGCGGTTGTTGTTGCGAGGGATGCGTCGGTAGCTGTTCGGAAGTCGAGCCGCCTAGAACTGTTGTTACTGGCGCGATACCGGGCAGGAGTTCGGCTACCTGGACATTCCCGACTATCCCAGAAGCTCCGTTCTCGTGCTCATACTCAATGAACCCGCCATGTTACATGAACTCGACATGGACTGAGATTTTCGATGTATCGTGCGTATCGCCTTGGCCGTCTAGCAACGCGAACGATACCGCCTTCGCGGTAGGTACTTCGCAATTCTGTCGATATTGTTCTGGGTACGGTGCTCCTGGCGTAAACTACTCGGTAGCCTGGGAAGAGTACCAAATAGCCAATCGCGCCAAGCAATGGGCAAGGTACTACTGGAATTATCGATTTGTTATTGCACCAACGGGCGCGGGCGGTCAATTGCGTGTGACGCTTGATATTACCTATGGTCTTTATGCTGCTTTTAGTACCGTCGCGGCGGGCCGCAATAGAGTCAAGATAGCCAATATTGATTGCTTACCGACACCAGAAAGCGGAAGCACTTGGACGGGAACCGTCACGTCAATTGATGGTTGGATATACGCTCCAGCAATTGATAGTCTTATCGAACCAAGACGGTGTGTTGATGAAGCTAGTCCAGGTTGTCCATCGGAAAAAGACGCTGAGTTCTTAGGTAGTTGCGATGAATACCAGGAATCAGTCGGGACGCAACGAAGGTTTTTAGCCAACGGCACATGCGTTGACGGAGACGTTTTAATCTATCGAGTAGAAGGCGAAAAGTTTTGCAACTTAGCCCCCGGCACATCGGAGGGAGTTACTGAGTTTTGCTACTTTTTTCCGCTTGCTACAAACGGAATAGTCAACGTTAGCGGGGCAAGCTCGAGCGGTGACTTGCAGGTCGCAGCGTATAAGCAGTGGACCGCGTTAGTTGATTGCGACGATTTGTATAGCGGGCCAATCACTCTGAATCTAATCGGGCCAACTTTCCCAGGTGAGATATTTGAAATTGCTACCGGGCCAGGAACTCCATTTGTGCAACAAGTTTACTTGGGTCTTCCGTGTGTTTTCCCGACTGGGCCATACGCATATCAGTTCTCGATTCCAAACACAATCCAAGTAACGATTGCCCCATAGCATGCGATGCAACGTTTGCACTAAAGAAATGCACCTCGAAGCAATGGATCGCTGCACGTGCGAACATTCTGGAGTTTCCCAAGATGTTTTCTTCTCGCGAATGCCAAAAGGCAATACACCACGACAGTTCTACGAACTTTGGGCAGAGCTGCACACAAAAAAAAACACAGAGTCAGAATGGTTTGAATCATGGATTGAAAAGGTCCCTCAATTCGACTGCGGGTGCAGATCATGGATTCGCGACTACATCGCAAACAACCCGCCACGCTTCAACGACTGGTTTGCATACTCGCACGAACTACACAACTCGGTTAACACTAAACTCCATAAGCCACAGCAATCGCTAGACGACGCGAAAGCATGTTGGTTGGGTATCGCACCACGCACAAAACCAAGGCTTGTTATCACGATTGCAACTGGTGCAAAGTTCGTCGAGCTACTTGGCTACACTCGTCCACTGATGGAAGCTTACGCGGCTCGATGCAATGCTGATTTCATCGCGTTAACGAATCAACAATACGACCAATGGCAGCGTGAAAAGTTTCGAGTCTACGAATTTGCTCAGCAGTACGAGCAAACGCTATTTCTGGATTCGGATGTCGTTATTCGCCCTGACTGCCCAGACTTGTTTAGCTTGTACGCTAGCAGTGATGTAGCCATGCACAACGACTTGCCAAAGAACCCATCAACAAACGGTCAGTGGAAATGGCAAGACGAATACTACGATATGCTTCGCTCGCAATCCGTCAAGCGATACGAACCAGAGGATGCGATGTGGAATACAGGCGTTGTGTTGACTTCAAAACGCGGTGCAAGCATTTGGAAACCTCCAGAACAACTATTGCCGGATCATCATTGTTCAGAGCAGTTTTTCATTCAGCACAACTGCAAAGACTTTTCGGTGGCGAACATGGACACGGTTTTCAACTGGCAATACTGGTTCCCGGATTTCAAAGACGGTGTTGACGCAGCCAAAATTGTGCATCTAGCCAACTGCCCAAACAAAACCGAGTATGTTAAGCAATACGTTTAGAAAGATCGTTATTGCCTGCACTCCAAGGACGGGCAGCAACTTGCTTTTGCACTCGTTGGCAACTCACCCTCAAGCGATCTGCGGCGGCGAATGGTACCAATGGGAACAATGCCGAATGCGTCCAGAGTGGTGGGCCAACAAGACGAATCGACCTGAATCGGTGAACCTCTGCAAAGTCTTCTCGCCCGAACAAATCCCTTTCGACGCGATGGTCGTTTACCTTTACCGCGAAAATCGCAACGCACAACTAGCCTCATGGGAAAAAGCAAGCCGAACGGGTGAATGGCTCGCAGGTTACTTCTCCGAGCCGACAGATTTTCCAGCAAACGCCGTCGAATTGATCGAACAGGCCAAATCAATTTACAAACCGATTGCCAAGGTTGTCCTTAGCTATGAAACTCTCATTGCAGATTGGGAGGCGACAATTGCCAGGATCTTAGCAATTGCTGGTTGGGGTAGCTTTGCAATCTATCTACCCGACAAACAGCCGTAGCTTCTGCGGCTTAACAACATCGACTTGATGCGATTCGGCCCGAACCGATACGGGACTTGATAGCAGCGATTCAAGCGGACTTTTGGCAGCCGTCGCAGCGTGCTCGTCTGAGTGAACGTAGCTTTCAGTTGTCCGTATGTCGGTGTGTCCAAGTAACTGCATCAGCGTTCGCATCGGTACTCCTTGCTCGTGTGCGTGGGTTGCGTAGCTATGTCGCAAAATATGGGAGGTTACGCGAGTCATTATTTCAGCACGGTCGGCAGCTTCTTTAATCTGCCTTGCAATATGGTCTGGATGCCGATGATGTCGGCACAGCAATCCCTCGTGACCCTTGCTTAGATTCTCACCAGGAAACAGCCAATACCATCGGAGTTCGTTAGCTGCTCGCGGTGCTTTCTTTCGGTACGAATCTGGCAATGAAACGCCGTTTGGATTGTCGTTTTGATCGTGTCGCCAAATGACTTTTGTTGACTCGATTTGTCTTCGAACTGCATCATGCACGACTTCGGGAAAAGCAGTAAACCGCCACTTGTCTCCCTTGCCTGCTTTGATGGACAACTGGGAACGTTCAAACGAAATGTCCTTGAGTCTCAATCCGACAACATCGCTAATACGCAAACCACAACCATACATCAACTGAGCGGCCAGCAGCGTGACTCCGTCCAGTTGGTCAAATAGTTTGCGCACATCTTCAACACCCATGACTTCGCGGGTATGCTGAGCACGTTTGGCACGAATAGCGGACACGTTTTCAATCGACTTGCCAAGCATGCGATACAGATAAAGTACCGATTGCAACGCCGTGTTTTGCGAGTTTTTGGAACAGTTGCAATCGTTAGCCATCCAAGACAGCCATTGCTCTAGCTCAGGTCGTCCAGCCTCGTTCGGATGCACCCACTGTCCATTATTGCGATCACGAAGCCAAACCAAAAACCCCTCGCAATAGTGCCAATAGGTTTCGAAAGTCTTTGGCGATTTGCCTTCAGCTTTGATTCGTCGTTCTAGTTGTTCTTTTAATTTCATTCTGGCTCTCGGAAATAGAGAGCCATCCGTGGCGTGAATAAACTGCGCAAGTCGTCATAACCTGCGCACAAGTCGTTGAATAAATTGTTCCACGGACCTAAACGCCTAGTGCTTCACGCTCTTCGGACGTTAGCTTTTTCAATCCGCTTTCACGGTAAATCTCTCGGTCAACTGGCAACTTGTCGAACTCGCCATTTGCCGGAATGTAATACGTGGTCGATCCGTATTGCGAAACTTCCTTCCACGCGATTGCAACGGCTACTGCCGCATCTCCGTTTTGCAATCTGGCGGAAAACGCTATCGCCTTTCGCTCGTCACTGAACCACGCAACTTTTATCCGATGGCCATCATCACCGCTTAATCGCGTGACCACCCATACATTGCATTTTTCTAAACTCGTCGCCATTATTCCACCCACTTTCTTTCACTATCGCACGCTTCGTTGTTCAATCTCGCGTTTTCGCCGTCCTCTTTTCCTCGTCCTCGCCAATTGTCCTTCCATGTTCGCGGGCAATTCGCCAACAAGGCTTCAACAACCGCCCTAATTGCTTGCGCATCCCAGCAACCATCTATTGATGCCCCTGGAATGCAACGAATGTCCTCGATGCCGTCAAGGCATTCGTGGAACTGCTTAATAAACGACGCTTGGTTTTCATGTTTGCGATGCAACGCATTACTGTTTTCCATCAACAGGCAAAGCCTGTCGATTCGCTTCCTGTCATCGTCTGCTAGTGCAATTTCGATTTGCGTACTTGCCATGCTTTTACCTTCTCTAATTGCGCCAACAATGCGCCAAGCGTGCTCGATTCACCCAAACTTGGCACGATTACTCAACGTGCTCAAAACCCATGACGTGCTCCACCGCAACAGGAACGCCGTTTCTAAAACGCATTGCTTCGACCCGCAACAACTCCGACGCCGACCAACCATGCAATCGCACTATGCGGTTAATCTCGTCCTCAAACGTGCCATCACCTACTCGCAACCATTCGCCCATTTCCTTTTTGGTGGCGAAGAATCGCAATGGCAAATCGTCCATTTCCATACGGGCAACCAATAGATAACCGTTCATAATCAACTCCTAAAAGGCCGTGGAACAATGTATTGCAATGGAGTTGCCGGTCAGGCGTTTTCTCAATGGGAAGCTCCATTGCGGCAACCCATTGAATACAAGCGTTCTACGGATTTACCGCAGCGTCTAAAAGCTTGAACGCTTCAAACAAAACTTTCTCATCTTTCACGCTCGCGTGGGTGAGATTTTTGCGACATGCTTCTCGTGCAATCTCACACACTTTTTTCAACTCAATCGCTTCCTGTCGCAATTGTTCCATTTGCATCTCTGCGACTGCCAACATCCCCGCAAGTGCTGGCAACCTGGCGTATGGCTCGTGTCGTAATGCGTGTTGTGCCACTGACAAATTTGCTTGGGTCATACGAAAATCGATCATTGAAACCGTAGAACAACGCGATGGACACGAAGCCCCATCAACATCGCTTGGCACTTCCTTAAAATCACTCATGGTTCAAACCTTTCTTGTTGGGGCTCGGTCATCGCTATCGTTGTCCGTACCTTAATCCGGCCACTCGACAACCTGGAACCCGTACTCTCGCAACAGCTTCTCTTGCTCTGGAAGCGACCGCGACGAATCCAAGGTGTGCTCTTGGCACTCAAAGAATCCGTCAGGTACGCGGTCGAGGCAGTGATCTGGAATATGGTGGTTTTCTTCCCAGAAGTCCTTCGGAGCAATGCACCAGTTGCAATCGTCCTCGTCGTGCTCAAACAAAACTGCTATCCATCCCGACCAATCCTCTTTCGCTGGGATCGGCTGACCGCAGGACGGACAACAATTGGATGCATCTAAGCACCCGCCAACGTCTTTTCGTTTATTCATAATTTTTCCTCGGGTGCTCGATGATCCAAATCGTTCACATGACCTAACGTGACGATAGCCAGGCTTTAAACGACTTCGTTTTACGTAGCGTGTTTTCGATGATTCCGGTGCCCACTTCCGAGAGGTAATCCGCTACCTCTTGACTGACCTTGATCGACTTCGGGACAGTTCGCCCTTTTCCATCTTCTCGGGGCTTTCGCCCCGCATTTTTTCGTTTTCCGCCGTGTTGCTT